CTGGATTTGCTCGGTTATCTTGAAATGAAAAGCGAAAGAGGCGTCCAAAGACGTACCATCACTTTTGACCCAACTTCAAGAAATGACGGTAAGAATACTTGCAATCTTCCTTCAGTGATGGAAGTTCCTACCATCCTTGACAAGAATGCTAATCCAACCGCAAAGAACGACTTTATCACCGCCAAGATAATCAATTCGTATTTGGGTATGCTTGCTGCCAAGAAAGAGGCACAGGAAAAGTATGATAAAGTTATTGAAGAGATAAAAGAACAGATCGAACTTATTACGGATGCGGAATCTGCCAATAATTTTATCGCGCAAATAGATAACTTTGAGCACGTTGGTTCTTCAAAGCAAATGGCGGCAAAGTTGGTAGCTAACAAAGCGAAGTCTTTGAATCTGAAACTTAATTCAGAAAAGAAATATGAACCAGCAGCCTAAATATCGTATTTACGCAACGCTTCTTGATGCCTTTGGGGCATATCTGAATAGTGATGTGATTTGGGATAAGTACTGGGGGTGGTCAGAAAATCCACCCCATACTCCTGAAGAATTTCACGAACAACAGTTTCAAGAACTGATAGACCGGATTAACCGCAAGCCATTCGATAGCGAAGCGGCAGACCGTGGTACGGCTTTCAATGAAATCATTGATTGTATGATTGAGAACCGTAAATCTTCTATAATGGAAATTAGCAAGGCATATCACGATGACGGAAAACTTTACGGGATAAAAGCTGTTTACAACAATCGCACTTTCACTTTTCACATTGACCTTTGCCGCGAGTTTGCCAACTACTACAAAGGAGCATTAACCCAACAAAGAGTAGAAGCCATCTTGCCTACTGCATACGGTAGTGTATTGGTTTATGGTCTGATTGACGAACTGATGCCTACCAGTGTTCACGACATCAAAACAACCGGTAGTTATACCGTGGGAAAGTTCAAAGATCACCACCAGCATTTAGTATATCCATACGCTTTAATGAAGAACGGTTCTGATGTACGGACATTTGAGTATAACATTGTGGAGTTCAACAAAGGCGGTTATGTGGTAGATACCTATACAGAAACATACGTTTTCAATCCTGAACGTGATATTCCTATTCTTACTAATCATTGTGAGGAATTTATCCGGTTTTTGGAAGAAAACAGAGAACTTATAACCGATAAAAAGATATTAGGAGGAGAAAATTAATGGCAAACCAAATAACTGGACGGATAATCGAAATCGGACAAACTGTTCAAATACCATCCAAAAACGGTGGTTCCTCATTTACAAAACGGGAGTTTATTTTAGATGCTACCACTTACGACCCTTATACGGGAGAGCGTAGCGAGTATGAGAACATTATTCCCTTAGAGTTTTCGGGTGACAAGTGTACAGAACTTGACCGCTTTAATCAGGGTGATGTTGTTACTGTATCATTTGTCTTACAAGGGCGTTCTTGGACGAATCAAGACGGAGAATTCAAACGTATGGTATCCATTCGATGCTATAAAATAGATGCGCGTGGTGGTGTATCGCAACAAACAACATCGGTACAACAGCCAGCGCCACAACCGACCTATCAGCAACAGCCGCAGAATTTCCCGCCTCCGGTTGATGCTAATGGCAATGTAAAGGACGATTTGCCTTTTTAGCGTATGCTGTTCGACTTGAAGAATGAATATATGGAAGAAATTTGGAAAGATGTAAAAGGATATGAAGAGTTATACCAAGTGTCTAATTATGGTCAGATACGTTCAGTTGATAGAACTGTTGGATATAGGTATAAAGGAAAACAAAGGATATACAAAGGTCGTATGTTAAAGCAAGTTGTAAGAAATGGATATTTATCTGTAAGTTTATCGAAAGAAAATAAACTAAAACAGAAAAATATTCATCGACTTGTTGCCGAAGCCTTTCTACCTAATCCATTTAATTTACCTGTAATTAATCATATAGATGAAAATAAGAAGAATAATATGGTTTCTAATTTGGAATGGTGCTCTTGTGCCTATAATACAAATTATGGTAGCGGTAGAAAGAAACAAGCAGAATCTCAACAGAAGGTAGTATTGCAGTATGATAGGAGTGGAAATTTATTAAATCAGTATCCATCTGCAACGATTGCGGCATTAAAAAATGGCTATAATCTTAAAACTATATCTCAATGTTGTCGAGGACATATTAAAAGTGCATATAATTATATATGGAGGTATAAATATGATATTTAACCTAAATAATTCTTTTGAACATGATAGGTTTAAAGAGTATGTAAATCAATTATATAAGCAAAAGGCTATTGTGGAAGTGAAAAAGAAACTACCTAACCGCACGCTTGCCCAAAACAGCTACTTGCATCTTCTTTTAGGGTATTTCGGTAGTGAGTACGGTTGCAGTCTCGACGAAGCAAAAATTGATTTTTATAAGAGGACTTGCAACCGTGATTTGTTTGAGAGAAAGACGGTCAACAAGAAAGGTAAGGAAGTAACTTACTTAAGAAGTTCTGCCGAGCTGACAACAGGTGAAATGACCTTGAGTATTGACCGTTTCCGAAACTGGAGCGCATCTGTGGCAGGTATCTATTTGCCTGCCGCTAACGAACAACAGATGCTTATCTACGCACAACAAGAAATTGAACGTAATAATGAATTTATTTAAAAATTGAGATTATGAAGAAAAGAAAATTTCCCCAAGATGTAGCAAGATTCTTTCATCCTGAAAAATCAATCAACCCTAAATCCAGCGGTATTCACCAAATAGAGAAAGCCTCTCAAAGAAGCTATATTCCAGTTTATAATACTATGGGTACTGCAAGAAAGGTTTACAATGAGTTTGGCAAAATAAGTTATAGATAATATGGACAAATTTTTAGGACAAGACATTCCTGAACAGGAACGATGGCAGTTTCTTCAGGACAATGCCGATGCAGTGGAGAAAATCGGTTATACTCACCGATTCACACCCGAAGAATTGGCGCAAAAGAAAGAAACATTAGCTGAAGTATCAATCACCATCAATGATATTGAGATAGAAAAGAAAGAGGCTATGGACGAGTTCAAAGAACGTCTGAAACCTTTGAACGAAGAAAAGCAGGAACTTTTGGACCACATTAAGAGAGGTTCTGAGTTTGTAGAAAATGAAGAATGTGCCAAAATCCTCTATCACGAGGAAAAGATGGCAGGATTCTACAACAAGCTGGGCGAACTGGTTTATAGCCGTCCCATTATGCCACAGGAGATGCAAAAGACAGTATTCAGTATTAACCGTAAAGCAGGAACAGAATCATGAGCGAAAACAAAATCAACTTGGTTGTGCCTAAAGATTACAACGGCAAACCTATTGAAGTAGTATTAAGAGAAGGCGAAGCACCGGTAGCACTTGACCCGAAAGAACCGGAGCTAGTAGTTATCAGTGGAACGATAGATGCACCTCTCAGATGGTTGGAAAAGCGTGTCGAACTGATTAATCAGAAATCGACCAATATCATCGTAAACCGTGATAAGATGGGGTTGGCATTAACTATTGATGAAACCAACTACTATCAGACTGGAATCAGTGGTATTTTACAGGCTTCAAAAGAAATGCAGGAATTTGGCATTAACACGGATAAGAAATGGGAACCTGTCAAGCTATCCCAGTTCTTCAAGATGCACCGTGCTTTCTTCAAGGATAAATCAGAAAACATGATGCTGGTTTCCACTTTGAAGAATTTCAAAGCAAAGGTTAACCAAGACATCGAGCGCAGCAAAGAGGAAAACGGCAGCAAGACGGATAATTATTCTCAGGTGGTTGATTCTAATCTTCCGAAATCCTTCAAACTGAATATTCCTCTTTTCAAAGGCTTTGCTTGTGAGGAAATCGAAGTTGAAATTTATGCTGATGTAGATGGTCGTGATGTTTCACTTTCTTTGGTTTCTGCTGGTGCGAATGAAACCATTGAGGAATACAAAAACAAGGTGATTGACGAACAGATTGAAGCAATCAAAGGTGTTGCACCTGACATCGTAATCATCGAAGTATAATTGACAGCCCGGAAAGACGGGCATCTGGTATCGTGGCGGAATTGGTAGACGCACGACGAGTACTGGAGCTTTACCCAGCCGGAAGGGTTACTCAAAGCAGAAAGCTCATGCAGGTTCGAATCCTGCCGATACCACCACATAACAAGAGGATGCTTAATGATAAAAACATCCTCTTATTTACTAATAGTTACTTTTCATATTTCTATGACACCAACAACTTCATAATTCCCATTTAATCCATGATTTGTCATATAAGTTCTGATTTCAGTTCTATATGCTACTTCAAAATTATACTGTGATAAATTGGCACTTATCGCCTTTGTAAAGGAATACTCATTACCATGATGAGTGAAAATAATACGATAGTTCTTCATATAAATATGATTTTAGAGTGAATACAAATATTACACCCGCAAATATATAAAATAATGCCATACTACATAAAACGAAAACCAAAGAAGAAAGAAAAACCTATGCCTTTATTTGATAAAGCAGGGATAACAGTAAAGAAGAAGCCGGATTTGAAAGCTAAGCTCGACAAGGAGTTTTCCCTTTTTATCCGGCTTCGTGATTGTATGCCAAACGGATTCTTCCGATGTATATCATGTGGACAGATAAAACCATTCGTGCAAGCCGACTGCGGGCACTATTTCAGTCGTACACATTTGGCAACACGGTTTGATGAGAACAATTGCCATGCCGAATGCCGGCACTGCAACAGGTTCAAAGCCGATCATTTGGAAGACTATCGGGTGAATCTGATAGCCAAAATCGGGCAACAGAAATTTGACTTGCTGAAAGTGAAAGCTGATGGTACTTCCAAAATGACTGATTTTGAGTACGAACAGCTAATCAAGTATTACAAAGCACTTAATAAGAAATTACGAAAGGAGAAAGGGTTATGAGTTATAAAAAATCATGTAATAAGATGCCTGATTTGTCAGGACATAAGTTCGGTAGATGGCTTGTATTGCATAAGGATTTGGATAGATTAGACCATAAAGGAATTAAATCTTATTATATCTGTCAATGTGATTGTGGTTCTATTCATTCTGTTAGTGCTTATGGATTACGAAATGGAACATCAAAAAGTTGTGGGTGTAAAACAAAAGATAGAATCACTAAGTATAATTATAGGCACGGTTTGTCAAGAACTGATATTTATAGGATTTTTAGATGTATGAAAGAACGATGCTATTCACCTAAACATTCAAGCTATAAAAATTATGGAGGCAGGGGAATAGGTATCTGTGAAGAATGGAAAAATAATCCTGAGTCGTTTGTTAATTGGGCTTTGAATAGTGGTTATCAAAAAGGGCTTACTATTGATAGAAAAGATGTAAACGGAAATTATTCTCCTGAAAACTGTAAATGGGCTACCAGAAAAGAGCAGGTTAGAAACCGAACTAATACTGTATATATACATATTGATGGCAATCGGTATTCTCTTTCTGAATTTTGCGAGAAGCATAATCTTAGTTATGGAGCCGCATGGCAGAACTTTAGGAGAAATAATAGAAATGAAGAATTATTAATCAAATACTTATTGAGAAAATGCAATTCCGTTTGAGAGATTACCAACAGAAAGCCTCTGATGCTGCCGTTTCTTTCTTCAATAACAAGGCGAAGAAAACAAATGCCATTATGGTGTTACCTACGGGCAGCGGAAAGTCGCTTATCATAGCGGATATAGCCGCAAGGCTTGACGGTCATACCTTGGTGTTCCAGCCCTCGAAGGAAATACTCGAACAGAATTTCAAGAAACTCTGTTCATACGGTATTCTTGATTGCAGTATCTATTCAGCATCCTTTAACTCAAAGGAGATAAGCCGGATAACATTTGCCACCATCGGCAGTGTGAAGAATCATCCCGAACTGTTTACCCACTTCAAGAACATCATTGTGGATGAATGTCATCTTGTAAACCCCAAAGAGGGAATGTACAAGGATTTTTTTGATGCAGTGAAGTGTAAGGTTCTTGGACTGACAGCAACGCCATACCGTTTAAGCTCCAGTCGTGATTTCGGTTCCATGCTGAAATTTATCACTCGGACAAAACCTCATGTCTTTTCAGAGGTCATTTATCATGTACAGGTATCAACCCTATTAGATATGGGCTACTTGGCGAAGTTGGATTACTATTCAATGAATCCTTCAGGGTGGAATGAACTTAACTTGAAAGTAAATACTACTGGTGCCGACTATACGGATAGGTCAGTTCAAAAAGAATATGAACGGATAGACTTCTACGGTTATCTCGTTCATATCGTCCAAAGGCTGATGAATCCCAAAGCCGGAGGAAAACGGAAGGGTATTTTGGTCTTTACCCGTTTTTTGAAAGAAGCGGAACGGTTAACGATGTCAATACCCGGTTGCGCTATCGTTTCAGGTGATACTCCTAAGAAAGAACGTGAACATATTCTTGAGGCGTTCAAAGCTGGTGAAATTCCGGTAGTAGCTAATGTGGGTGTACTTACGACTGGCTTTGACTATCCGGAACTTGATACGGTCGTTATGGCACGTCCTACAATGTCACTTGCCATGTGGTATCAGATAGTCGGTCGTGCCATCCGCCCGCATCCTTCTAAAGAATGTGGATGGATTGTGGATTTATGCGGTAACATCAAACGTTTCGGAGAGGTGTCGGATTTACGATTGTTTGATAGCGGTAATGGTAAGTGGGCTGTATTTTCTAACGGAAGGCAATTAACTAACGTGAGATTCTAAGACTATGGACGAAGGATTTTTGAGGCTAAGCCGCAGGTTTTTCTCGAATGAAATGTGGAATGAAGCCCGTACTTTTAGCAGTTGCGAAGCGTGGTTAGACTTAATTCAGTCTGCACGATTTGAGGTAACGCCCCGAAAGGAGAGTATCGGAGGTCGAGAAATCTCTTATTCAAGAGGTCAATATCCTGCATCCATAAGATTTCTGTCACAGCGTTGGAAATGGTCTGAAAAGAAGGTGCGTTCCTTTCTTGTGCATCTTAGAAAGAAAGGTATGATAACTGTTGAGTGCAATCAAGGAATGAACCTTATAACCTTATGTAAATATGAAGAATATAATCCAATGGGCACAACCAAGGGCACAAGTAAGGACACAGGTATTGAAAAGGAAATCAATGAATTAAGACACGAATGGGCACAACTAAGGGCACAACTTGGGGCACAGCCCATGAACAACAATCTACCGCAATCCGAACTTTTACAAAAATCAGGGCACACAGAGGGCACAAATACAAAGAAAGAAGAAAGAGAGTATATAGATATATCTCTACATCAAAAGAAAGAAAATACTCCTGACGGAGTATCAAAGAAAGCCAAGCTTTCTTCGCCATCCCCCTCTGAAAAGATTGATTACAGCGGATTGATGGAATACTATAATACCACATTCAAAGACAGACTCCAGCAGATAAGATCAATGACTGATGTGAGAAAAAAGGCTGTAAAAGCCCGGATAGCCCAATATGGGAAAGAGTCAGTGAGGAGTGTTTTCAATCTCATTCTTCAATCCCCGTTCTTACTTGGAGCTAATGACCGCAATTGGAAATGCGACTTTGATTGGATTTTCAAACAAGCAAACTTTACTAAAATATTGGAAGGAAACTATAATGGGACAAGACTTAGTAAAAATCAACAGGATAGCGAGCAGCGAAAACGTGATTCAGTTCTTGCAGTCGCTACAACCGTTAGAGAAGCTGCCGCAAAAAAGAGAAAGGAACTTGAAGCAGAGGGCGTTATTGAATAAATATCCCGATCCTGCACAATTCATTCTTGATTACAACCCTGATTTGCAGTTCAAACTTGTCAGATGTAATGCAACCCATTCAGAACTGGCGTTGAATGACAGCATTCCGAGTTTAGGGCTATTGTCTTCTACTTATGGGGATGAAACACCGATAGAATGGCTAAAGATACAATTTGGTTCATTGAATGACTTTGCAGAAGTTTCAACCAAGATAGCGAAAGAGCAACTTTCTGAACTATCGGAGATATTCCTTTCGGAGTATTATTATATAAATGCCGCTGAAATCTGTTTTTTCATAGCACGGTTTAAGTCAGGGAAGTATGGGCGGTTCTACGGTTCAATAGATCCATTGAAAATAACAAGTGCGATGCTGGACTACGTTTCTGAACGTCGGAAAGATATTGAACGGAAAGAGCGTGAACGATACAGAAACCAACGTGAAAAAGAGATAGAGGAGCGTGGAGATAACAGAATCTCTTATGCTGAGTACATTGAAATCAAGCACCGTGCTGATGCAGGAGATGAGGAAGCTAGAAAAATGCTGATATCACCATGAGAATAACCGTTTACTGGGTAACAAGAAATCCGGATGTTATCGTAAGAATCCGGAAAAAGTTCAATATCCCAAGTTATACTTCCGTGAACTACGAAACAGAATGTGAAATCAAGAATGAAGACTTTCCACTGTTAGAAGAAACAGAACGAAGGGGATTCATTCGAATTAGAAATAAGAATACACGATTATGCAAGGAACAGACAAACTGAATACGATAACCAACATCGTATTTGTCCTCACGGACGTTTTAGAAACCAACCTTCTAGAAATGCAGCAGCAATACAAGAAAGAAGGCTTTGAACTCAGACACGATTCAAAAAGAAACTTCAACACAGCCATAGCCGCGATAAAGAGATTGAAAAGTGATGTGAATCATTGCAGCGAATCCACTCAGGAAAACTTCGGCAATGATTCTGACATGGTGAACGCCATGTTGCTCACACTGATTGACAGATGCGGTGATGATGACAACCTCGCTTATAAGATGTACGAATACATTAAATCTTTCCCGTCCAAACTGAATCTAGACTTGGATTTGGATAATGCGTTCAGCCACCTGTTTAAAAAGGAGAAGTTATGAAATCGCAGAAAGACATCTTAAAATCCATTGAAGGTCTGTCCGATATAGAACTATTTGTTATTGATCTCTTTTGTGGCGCTGGTGGCTTATCCGAAGGTGTGGAAGCAGCACGATTGGATGGAAATAAATGTGCAAAAGTTGTTTGTTGTGTGAACCATGACAAGAATGCCATTCTTTCACATGATGCCAATATCCCTGATGCACTTCACTTTATTGAGGATATCCGTACACTGGAACTTTCCCCGATAAGCACTATTGTAGAACGTATCCGTCAGCTATACCCTGATGCCATGATAATGCTTCATGCCTCTTTGGAGTGTACTAACTTCTCGAAAGCCAAAGGCGGTCAGCCGAGAGATGCCGACAGCCGAACGTTGGCAGAACATCTCTTCCGTTATATTGATGTTATAGACCCTGACTACATTCAGATTGAAAATGTAGAAGAGTTTATGTCATGGGGAGATATGGATGAGAATGGGAAACCTATCAGCATGGACAAAGGCCGGCTTTATCAAAAGTGGGTGCGCAATGTCAAGAAGTACGGTTACAACTTTGAGCACCGCATCTTAAATGCTGCCGACTTCGGTGCCTACACCACAAGAAAACGCTTCTTCGGCATCTTTGCTAAAAAGAACTTGCCGATAGTATTCCCAGAACCGACCCATTGTAAAGGTGGTAGGCAAGATATGTTCTCGCGGCTGGAGAAGTGGAAGCCGGTAAAAGATGTGCTTGATTTCTCTGATGAAGGAACTACCATCTTCAGGGAAAAGCCTCTTGCAGAGAAAACGCTTGAACGTATCTATGCCGGACTTATCAAGTTTGTAGCCGGCGGAAAGGATGCCTTCCTCGTAAAGTATAATTCTATGAGCCGTACAGGGAAATATAACGCTCCTGGGATTGACGAACCATGTCCGGTGGTAGCCACGCAAAGCAGACTTGGAGTAGCGCAAGTTTGTTTCCTCTCTAAGCAGTTTAGCGGACACCCCGACAGCAAGAACGTATCAGTGGAAGAACCGGCTGGAGCAATCACTTGTAAAGACCACCACGTTTTTGTATCGGCTTACTATGGGAACGGGCATAATCATTCGGTGGAACTTCCTGCACCTACGGTCACAACGAAGGACAGGATGGCTTTAATTGAAAGCCAATTTATGTGTTCTTATAACTTTAAGGATACAGGAAAGGATATTAACCAGCCTTGTCCTACACTTCTGACGAAAGACAGACTTTCTCTTGTATCTCCATTTTTTATGAATCAATATTCTGGAGGTGGTCAGGTGTCTGATATAAACTCGCCATGCCCCGCTGTTA